GCTGCAAGTGTAGACGGAGGAGTAATCATAACCATAAAATATGCTGGACTCGCAAAACCAGATTTACCAATCTCAGACGTAAACTCCTTTACGTTAAAAGCAGTACCTTTTGTGCGTGAAGGTCTAGTAAAAATCTTTGTTACTGATCCTAGAATATTCATTAGTATATTATCCTTTTGCTTTCTTTATAAACGGTTTTGTTATCTGCCTTCATAAATCTATCAATTGGAAGAAATAGAGCAATATTCCATTCTTTTGGTTCAATATAAAAAAACTTTGATCTTAGATGTGAAAACAAATATTGCTTCACACATGGTCTAAAATACTTCAATGTAGATACGCGGTTCAATAGTTTATATGATAGTTTAATCCGAGTCGTTATATCCATCTTGTCGTTATTAACATATTGATATAAAGAATCCATAAGCCGCGCACGAAGAACTAGAGGCAAATAATGTAGATTTAGTCCATAAAAACCTGCGCCCTGACTTGCTTTTCCTGTTGTCGTAGAAGCATTAAAAGGTAGAACCAAAGGAAATCTATCATAATACGGTAGTGTTTTCTTGCCCTTTGGATCATACGAGAACAAATACATCTGCCCTATCATTGGAATAGTGGTGAGTCTTGTTCTATCTGCTGCTATAAGTTTAGTTGCAGAAGCAGTCGTCTTTGCTGCTTGATTTCGAAACCAACGACTAGAATCTTGTTCTAATGTCGGCATTCGACCAGACTGAGCGCCTTTAGCTAATATTGGTTCAAAAATATATGCTACCATTACTTTAAACCGAGTTCTTTCTCTGTTATAATATGGAATGACCAGCCACGATCTTTACAGTATTCGTTTGCCGCTTCCCATTTAGCACTATTTATGCCGAAAGTTGCCACTTCATTGATATATTTTTTGGTTATACGTTGACTATTCTCTCGAACTTTGGGCGATTTAGATTGATTTGCTGGTTTGATTTCCAGCATTCTGACACATATTTTACCATCCTTATCTTTCATTTTAACTAAAAAGTCAGGGAAGTATCTATGAAACTTTCCATCTATCGGAGACTTGTATGGTATGGCTAACTCTTCACTAGCCCATTCCAACACATATGGGTGATCATCTAAATATTTCATCACACGAAGTTCCCACGAACTGCGATAAGTTATATTCATGGGATTACCTCGGTACTTTACCGGATTCTTTGGTTGAAACTTGCCCTTATAATATTTCATATCACTATGTATCGATATAAATAGGATAAACAATGGAGACCAGTAAATGGCGTTTAATTTTGATGTTGGTACTCGTGGGCCTCTCTCAAGTTTAGAAACTAATGATGGTAAAACAGAAGAAGACAACTCAAGAGATTTTTACGACGGCGTTAAGTCGTCTCCTGTTCATGTGTCATTTCCAAACGATTTAGAGCAGATCGATCATTGGATTACATTTCGTGCTTTTGAAACAAAACAAATGTCTAGAAGAGTAGCAGCCGACAAAAACGCATTAGCCTTTATCGCTCTTCCAGTTCCTAGCAATTTATCTGCAGGGTATGAGATTGGATATACTGAGTTCTCATTAGAGGCTATAGGAAAAGAAATAGTTGATGCTGTAAATAATGATGAAAAATCAAAACAACTTGTTGCGTCTTTGGGCGTCGGCGCGTTGGCTGGAGCCACGGTTGCTGCCGTGACTGGACAGAGTTTATTGAAAGGACTCACTGCTGGCGCGGCTGGAGCAACCGCAATCAACATATTAAATGGAAATAAAGAAGCGACTGCATTCGCTGCCGCAGCGAGTGCAGAGGCACTAGGAGGGATTGGAGGAGCCATTACTGGTCAGTTGGGAGTTGCCAGAAATCCGCATAAAGTTGTTCTGTTCGAGGGAGTAGGATTTCGTAAACATCAGTTTACATATACATTTGTTCCACAAAGTCGAGCAGAAACAAATAAAATAAGAACTATTATTTCTTTATTTAAGTATTTTGGATCACCTAGTTTAAATGCTTCTGGAACTTTAAAATTGAGCCAGTTTAATAACAAAAATGGCAAGATCGACGACATAACAATATCAGGTGGTAAACACTTCTTTAAATACCCAGAATATTTTGAAATGGATTTTCATCATCCTAAGTATTTGTTTCAAATTGGACCATCTGTATTAGAAAATATTGAAGTTAAATATGGTGGTGAACAACAATATTACGCTAGAGGTATAACAGATAAAATTCCATCGCCAACACAAATAACACTGTCTCTTACATTTAAAGAAACAGAAATTATTACTAAAGAAAACATTTTTAGCGAGAACCGATAATGGCATATTTCTTTTCAGAACATCCATATGTCGTGTATGATGTGCTAGGTACAAGCCAACCACGACTTGCTGTAGATATTACGCGCAGATTTAGATTGGAAAAAATTACAAAAAACAATAAACTTGTCTATTACGATTATGATATTAAAGACCGAGATAGACCAGATATTATGGCCAACAAGTATTATGGTAATAGTTCACTCGATTGGTTGTTCTTTATTACAAATGAGATATTTGACCCATATTTTCAGTGGCCACTAAACTACAAACAGTTTACTGATTATGTAAGACAAAAATATGGAAGTGTGTCTAATGCGCAAGCACAAACTCATCATTATGAACAAATTCTTCAGTTGAGAACTGAAATAGTCGATCAATTTGATGACACGTTCATTAATATTCCCGAAAGAATCATTCAAGTAGATTATACAACGTATTTAACACTTGCGCCATCATATCGGCGACAGATTACCACATTTGATTTTGAAGAATCGGAAAATAATCGAAAAAGAAGCATCAAGATTCTAGATGCTGCATTTGTACCAGATATTCTTCAGCAACTTGATGGAATCTTTCAAGTATGACAGATTATAAAATTGGTCAGGCGCAGATTCGTAAACTTATTATTAAATCTAATATTAATAACGGTACAAATCAAAATATATCAAATCTGGCTACAAAATTATTCTTTTATGAAGATATATTCGCAAATCATATGACAAGTGAAATAGAGATACTTGACGGCACTTCACTATTAACAACACTTCCTATTGTTGGAGGTGAAGTTGTTGAAATGGATGTAGGTGAACTTGGCGCAGAAAACAAAGAAATCAGAAAACTTAAAACGGATTTTGTCACGTTTAAGATGGCATCAAGGCAAAGACCTAAACCCGACTTGGAGTTCTATGTCCTTAGTTTAGCAACAGCCGAACAACTCATCGATTCCTCTATAACTATAGATCGGTCATACACAAAAGAGATTCATAACATCATTAAAGATGTGGTAAATGAGTTTTTGACTCCAATTTCAGGAAAGAAACTAATATCATTTGAAGAAACTAAAGGCATTCATGATATCATCGCAACAGGCATTACGCCAATGGCGTTTATAAAACAACTAGTTCGCGAAGCAGAATCGTCAGACAATCCATCATCGCTTTATATGTTTTATGAGACAGTAGAAGGTTATCATTTTGAAACTCTTGATGGGTTATATTCAAAAGATATTCAACATAAGTTTATATACGATGAAATAACAAAGTCTTCTGCTACTCCAGGAGCATCTGATCTATTACAAATAAATATAGCGTATTTAAATGTAGATAATTCATTCAATCTACTTGATGGTCAGATAGATGGTCAGTTTGCGTCTGAGGTATATTCGTTTGACCCACTCACGAAGTCATTTATAACGCGCTCATATTCATATACAGAGTTTGAACAGAATAAAAATAGTAATCGAACTATCGGTAATGCTATAATGCAGAAATATATGGCAAATCCAACAACATCTAGATTTATTGTAACCAACTCACACAGAACTGATGTACAATATGTGACACAAAACGAAGACCGAACACAAAATATATTTCGGCGCCGTCAAGACTTTATGGCTCTTGAACGCGCAACACTTCGGCAATATGGCAGTATGAGACTTCACGCATCTGTACCAGGAAACTCAAATGTGATTGCTGGCCAAACTATTGAGTTGATTATACCTTCGCCAGATGATACAGTAGAAGGTAAAGTAAAAAATGATCGGTTCATTACTGGCAAATATATAGTTACTGCAGTCGCACACAATATAAATGTTGCGACAGGAGAATATGCTACAGTCATGGAATGTATGCGACCTGGATATCAAAGTAGGATAACATAATGAGTGTCCGACAGTCTGGAGAATGGATGGGACTAGACGGATTCGTTTGGTTCTTTGGTGTCGTAGAAGATAGAATGGATCCACTTAAGGTTGGCCGCGTTCGTGTTAGATGCTACGGGTGGCACACCGACGATACAAATCAAATACCAACGGAAACTCTACCATGGGCTCAAGTGGTTCAATCACCAAATTCCGCTGCAATGGGTGATATTGGTTATACACCAATGGGACTTGTTGAGGGCACTTTAGTTATGGGATTCTTTCTAGATGGAAAAAATGCGCAATTGCCTATGATTTTAGGCTCAATCGCAGGCATTCCACTAGAACTAGGCGAATTAATGAAAAATAGTGGGTTCTCGGATCCATCTGGTGTATATCCAAATCGCATTAATGAACCAGATGTAAATAGATTATCTAGGGCCGATGCTGCATATCAACATGAACTCATTAATGCTGTTCAGATTGCTCAAGCAAACACCGGTGAAGTTTCCGT